CGACCTAGGCCTGATCCATCTGATCCCGCCCCCGCCCGGCAGCACGGATATTGCCCCCTTCGAGCGCGTGTCCCACGTGGAACTATCCAGCCGCGCCTGGGCGCAAGTGCCCGCCGCCGCCAGCCCGCCGCCCCCGCCACCGCCGCCACCGCTCCCGGAGGGCACCACCGAAGCCTTCAGCGCGCTCGATCCCGAAGATTCGGCCAGCCTCTACAAGCTCTATTTCCTCATGGGCGATCTCTCCGTGCTCTGCCCGCAGAACGGCTTGTTTTACATCTGGACTTTGCAACGCCTCGATGACGAGGAAGCCGGCCCGCTGACCGGGCGCTGGATCGAGACCACCACTCCGCCCATCACCCGCCTGCACGTCGCTGGCGATGACGGCAACTTTTACGAATGGATTCCGGAACTGGTCGATGGCGTCGTGACCTCCAGCGGACGCTGGTTGCAAACCGATTGCACCTGCGACCTGCTCACCAACGTGGTGCAGCAAACGACCGACGGCAAAATTTACCAATGGACGCCTGAGACGCTCGATGGCGGCGGCGTGGGCGGCCGCTGGAAGTTAATCGCATGATCCGGGGAGCATACGCGGCTCGCGTGTCGCTTCCGGCGGCTTCGCCGGAAGCATCTCCTGCGCTCGTGGGTTCCCGGCGAGCCGACGAAAACAGCACGCGCGCCGCGTGCGCTCCCCATGTCTAGCTTCCAAGAATCCCGCGCGCGCGACTTCCGCGAATCCGCCGCGCACGAGCGCGTCACCCAGCCTGCCCCGCCGCCGGGCCACCCAAAATTCCGCACGCTCTACGCCTGGAAATTCTTCAGCGGCTACCGGCGCATTCAGGAAACCACCTTTTACCGCGGCGAGATCGAGCCCGTGGTCGAATGTTTCACGCGCTACTTGCACCGCGTGCTCACGGTTCAGGCCAAGCGCATCTCGCCACCAGGAGACTTTACCTCCACGCTCACCACCACCGTCAGCCGGCTCAGCGGCAAAAAAACGTGGGTCTTGGAAAACGATTTCACCGGCGAACTGATCACCACCGAAGGCGAAGGCGAGCCAGACAACCACGGCATTGGCCCGCCCGGTTTTTACACCACCGTCAATCCCTTCCAGCCGCTGGTGGACAAACAAATTGATGACCTCACGGACACGCACTACCTGCAAACGGACCCAATCGAGCCGTGGTACAAGTGGGAGATCACCTACTCTGAACCATACGACCTCGACGGCGTTTGGGAAGACCTGAAGGAATTGCATCGCCAGGTGGATGTGATGGTGCAGTCTCAGGCCAGCGGAAACCTCTTTCGGGTCGCCGAGCCGTGCTGGCACGTGCCCAAGGCCGGCCCCGTGCCGCGCTTCGACCCGGACATCGACCCCTTCGACACCGCGTTTGAACTCGATCCCGAGCCGAACACGTTTTCTTACGTGACCTACGGCGCGGATGACGAAATCCTCTTCCCGGATCCGGCCAATGGCGTGGCGCACCATCCGCTGGCGCCGCTGGGCAACGTCCATCGCTTGCACGAGAGCGACGTCTCGTGGTGCGATCATAAAGCCGGGTTCCTGAGCGACACCCGCGCGGGCGACCTTTACACCGCCGCCGATCCCTGGGACGACCCGCTCGACCTGATCGTGCATCATGATTGGCCCATCCCGATGCTCGCCCGCACCGCCCTGGTGAATTTTTCCGGCTATACCGTGACGGAAAAGGAAGTGGCCTTCTGCGCCTGGAGCGCGGACGCGCCCGTGGCCGATCCCGAGGAATGGTTTGGCAACCCGCAAGGCGACGTGCTGTTCCAGCGCGACGACCTGCACGGCTACGCCACCGCCACGCCGCCGCTCACGGATCGGTATGAAACACCCGGCGATCCCTATTTGATTTCGTAGGAAGTTTCTCCTGACTCCTCTCCTCCTAGCGAATGAAGAAACAATCCTTGGAAATCAGAAGTCAGAAGTCAGAAGCCAGATGTCAGATGTCAGAGATCAGCGGTCAGAGATCAGCGGTCAGAATCATTCTGTCTGTCCTCTGTCTTCTGATCTCTGCCCTCTGTTCCCCCGCCGCCAACCATGCCGTCTCCGTCATGGCCACCAACAACGCCGGCGACCTGCAAGGCCCCACCAATTTCTTTGGCTCAAACATTTTCGCCGGCACCGGCCTGAGCGTCGAGCGCCTGCCCAACGGCAAGATCCGCCTCAACCAGACCGGCGGCAGCGGCTTTAACCTCTGGACTAATGACAACTCGCTGCTCCACCCGATCACCAGCGGTTTATCCTTTTCCGTGGGCGAAGGCGCGTTCTCGGGCGCCGCCGTGGCGGGTTATGCCGAACTGTTCAACGTGGGCGACTATGGCTTTTTGAGCGCGGCGGTGACGAATAACGACCGCACCTTCGCGATGGGCTCGGAAAACTACTCCACTGCGGTCCTCAACGATAACACGCTCATCTTCGCTTTCGGAGACGCCAACCTGTCCACCGCGGCGATCCGTGATTCCCATGACATCTTCGGCTTCGGCACGCTGACCCTGGCCGATGTGAACATCAACGACGGCAACTTCATTTACGCTTTTGGTGATGCTGCCATGCGGGCCAATGCCATCACGAACTCTGATTTCTTATATGCTTACGGCTCTGAACCCTTCCGCCTCTCGACCGTGATCAACTCTCGCGAGGTGCACGCCTATGGCCTCGCCTCGTTGCGTTCCTCCGCCATCAGCGGCAGCTCGAACATCTTCGCCTACGGCTACGACGTCCTCAAAAACGCACGGCTGACCAACAGTGCGAACATTTTCGCCTTTGGCCGCGCCGCCGGGACGAATATGGCCGGCTCTTTCACGAATGTGATGCTGTTCGGCAACGTGACGCCCGCCAACGGCACCGCCAACCAGTTCATCATTGCGCAGGATTTGCCCGTGTCGCTGCCCGGCCTGCGCATGAGCAGCAATAACGCCAGCGCCACGCTCGGCGCGCTCCCCGGCAGCGTCACGCGCCTCCTGCTTTCTGCGGAGAACGACACGTTCCTCCGCTTCAACCTCACCAACAGCGCCATCGAGATCGTCGGTTACGCCGGCGGCATCCCCGCCTTTGTCATTGATCCGGGCACGAATAATTATTACGGCTACAATGACGATCTCATCGCTTACCAATGGCTCAGCCCCCTCTCCGCGGTCGCTGCCGCGAACTTCCACACCGTCTGGGGCGATGCGAACAAACTGCTCGCCGGCATTCGCGGCGACGGGATGCCGTGGTGGTTCACGAATTTGTTTGCCGTCAATGGCGTGACCAACGTCTGGCCCACCACCAACGCCTTGAGTGGCCAGAAACTCACGGCCAGCGTGGCCGGCGGAACGAACACCTTTTACTGGAGCGATGACGCCGGCGGCACCACCATCAATGCCACCGACGGCTTTTTGCCCTATCGCAGCAGCTCTACAACTTTTGCCGATTCGCCACTGCAACGGGTGAACGCCACCACCATCGGCCTCAACGGGGCAACGAATAATCTTTCCACCGAAGATTATACCCTCACGTACTCCGCGCCGACCAACTCGCAACTGCGCGTTGGCCAGGGTCCGACAACGGTTAGCCTGGGCGTGCTCAACACCGTGGCCAAAATCACCTCCTCGCTGCAAAACATCTACATCGCCCCAGCCAGTGCTTCGGCAAATCTCCTCGTCAGCTCTGCCTTTAACGCCGTGACCGCCGACGTGGATGATACTCTGGACCTGGGCCTCTCCAGCAGCACTTGGCGCAGCATTTATTTGGCGCGCACCAACGCGCCGCTCGGCACCACCGGCAATGCCGCCATGCACAAAACCAGCGGCCGCGTCCGGCTCGCCGCCGCCGCCACGCAAGTCTTCGTCACCAACACGCTCGTCACCGCCAACTCGCGCATCCTCGCCACCGTGACCACCAACGATGCCACCGCCAAAAGCGTTTCCGCCATTCCCTCGATGGGCCTGATCCAATTCAACTTGAACGCCGCCGCCACCGGCGAGACCCCCGTCGATTGGCTGGTGCTGCCTTAATTTTTCCGGGGAGCACACGCGGCCCGCGTGTCGTTTTCGGCGCCCTCGCCGAAAACCTTTTTCGCCCTTAAACATTGACTCCCCCTCCGCGTGAGTAATGTCGCAACTCCGCCTCTTCAACCTGCTCGATAACAAATCCCTCGTCATCCACGAGCAGAGTCGCGACGCCTACAATCTCCCCGCGTTCTACGACGTCGAATCGCCCACCGTCCAGTACACGCTCCTGCAACGCAACGCCAGCGGCGACAGCAAAATCCCAAATACCATCATCGTGCCCGGCGCGTATTCCGTGAAGATGGGCCTTTACCTGGCCAGCAACTTCACCCAACTCGCGTTTCAAGACACCTTCCTGGACGATTCGGGCACCTCGAGCAAGATCGCGCAACTCACGTACGACAGCGCCGCCATCACCACCGCGCTGACCGGCGTGCGCACCGCGGCGTGCCTGTTCGAGATCCACATCACCGAGAGCAACGGCAACAAGATCGTCTCGCTGATGGTCGCGGCCACCCTCAACAAAGCCCTCATCACCAGCGCCGCCGTGACCGTGCCCGCGGGCGAGATCGGCGCCAGCCAGGGCTGGGCCACCAGCGTGTTTGTGCCCAAGGACGGCAGCAACCCGCTCAACCCGTGCGACGGTTTCATCATCCAAAGCCGGCCCAGCGGCATCCCGATACTCGTTTACTTTGACGATGCCGGACAGATTCATCATGAACCGCAGAACTGAAACAATGGAGTGTTGGAGTGTTGGAGTGTTGGGTGTAGCGTCGCGGCTATGCCGCGAGAAAGCGCGTCTCGCGCTGCTCCTGCTTTTCCCATTACTCCATTACTCCATCACTCCATCACTCCGCGCTGCGGATCTCATCACGGCCACCGTCACCGTCACCAACAAGCCCGTCACTTCGAACACCTTTTACTACGCCACCACCGCGGCCAGCTTGCGCACCTGGACCAATAACACCACGGCCTCGACGATTCTCACCAACCAGACCGGCCTCGGCCCGGCCACCACCAACCTCTTCAACGCCCTGGCCAGTTACCCGAGCGTGGGCGTGGGGATTCTCTGGCAAAGCAGTAACGTCATCACTTTGCGCGGCGTGTCGCTGGTCGTCACCCAGGGCGGAAACTGGGCCAGCATCACTTTCAGCACGAATACCGGCACGGCCCTGCGTTCGCTGGCCATTCCCTTTGATAATTTGCCCACCACGAATCGCACCAATAACGCCAGCGACACCCTCTCCGGCCTCGCGCGCTACGCCACCAACGGCATCGACGTGTTCACGAACCTGGCCACCTCCAATACCCTGGTGAAACCGCTCTTCGACTCGCTCACCACCGCCAGCGGCTTCCGCCTCCCGTTACGCGCCCTCTCCTCGGATGGCGCCGGCGTGCTCAGCATGACCGCGACGAGCGTGGTCGTGGCCGTCACCCGCACCACCAACGCCCTGCACGTGGCCAAGCACGGCACGGACAGCACCACCTGCGGCACCCTCTCGCAGCCCTGCTTGAGTTGCGGCCAGGCCAAGACCAATGCCGCCAGCGGCCAAACCATTTACGTGTGGCCCGGCACCTACGAAGAAAAGGACCTGCTCAAAACCGGCGTGAACTGGCATTTCGTGAATGGCGCGATCGTGACCAACGATTCCGGCGCGCTCGCCATCTTTGACGCCAGCGCCGCCTCCGCCATCAGCGTCATCTCCGGCGACGGCGTGTTCCTGGCCAGCACCAATGCGCGCGTGATGGACCTTTCCTTTGGCGCGTCCGTGATTCATTGGACCGCGCGCGTGATCGCCAGCGGCACCACTGCCATCCAGGCCGAACTCGGCACCCTCACCCTCGAACGGGCCGACGTCTATTCCGCCGAAACGCCCCTGGTGATTGCGGACACCACCGCCGTGGTGAACTTGCAGCATTGCGCGTTGCGCAGCTCGAACACGAACCTCGCCGCGCTCGCCATCAGCATCACCGCCGCCAATAACGACCTCACCCTGCGCGAGTGCGTGCTCTACGGCGGCGCCAACGCCACCAACAGCATTCGCGCAAGCACGAGCGTGAACGCGCGCATTTACAACGGCGTGATGGCCAGCGCCACCAATTACGCCGTGACCTTCATCACGGGCGCCAGCCAATTCGAAATCGACGCCGATGTGCGGTAGGGGAGCACACGCGGCCCCGCGTGTCCTTTTCGGCGGCTCGCCGAAAAATCGCCGCCGAACCCGAAGCCAGGTCGTGATCTATTAGTTCTGTTAGATCACGACCCGAAGCCATTCTGCGCGCCGCAGAATGGAGCACGCGTGCCGCGTGCGCTCCCCCGTTGACTCGCGCGCTCCTCACGAAATGAAACGAGTGCGCGAATGGTTCAAGTCCCTCTTTGCGCGCCCCGCAACGCAACACGACTTGAAACAACTGGAGAACCTTATGGCCAGAAAACTCAGCGAGATCAAAGCCGACGTCGCCGCGGCCTCCGCGCGATCCACCGAAGCCTTTGCCGAAATTGGAAAGCGCATCGCGGACCTGCAAAAGCAAATCGACGATCTGCTCGCTGGCAACAGCGATCCCAACGTGACCGACGAAGAATTCCTGACCAACCTGGAAACGCTCAAGACCAACGTCGCGAGCCTGGCGGACATCGTCCCGAACCCGGCCCCCGAGCCCGAGCCAACACCCGAACCGCCCACGACATAAAAAACGAAGCGCGTTTGTAGCGTCGGGCTTGTAGCGTCGGGCCTATGGCCCGAATAACCCGAAAAAGACCTGGCGGCGGTTCTGTCCACCCGACGACCGCCGCTGTTCACCGGCGCGCAGCGAGTTCATCAACCGCACCCTCCTGATCGCTGCGCGCCCTTCCCTAAAACAAAAGAAGACAAGAAGACAGAAGTCAGAAGACAGAAGTCAGAAGTCAGGAGAATTGTCCAAATGCGAAATAACGTCTCGATGCTCAACTCCGCGATGCTCATGGTCCTCCTGGCTTTGGGCGGATGGACCGTAAAAACCCTGCGCGACACCGAAATCGGGCTGGCCACCTTCATCGCCGACCAGCGCCGGGTGAATCAGGAACGCATGGACGCCAACACCCGCATTGAGACCCAGCTCGGCAACATCACGCGCGAGATTGATCTGCTCAAGCAACGCCTGAGCGCCCTGGAAAACCGAAGATGAGAAAATGGCTCCACGGCCTGCTGGCCAGCGTGATCGGTGCTTTTGCCAATGCGGTCCTCACCTTATGCGGCGTGGGCGGCAGCAACGCCGTGCTCGGCACGGACATCAAGCTGGATCTCACCCAACTCCTCGTTCAATGCGCGATGGCCGGCCTCGTGGGCGCCGCCATGTATCTCAAGCAAAGCCCGCTGCCCTCTCCTGATTCTGACTTCTGACTTCTGGTGCTAGGTGAATCCCGCCATGTCGTTTGGAAAGCGCCCAAGGAACGCGAGGGCGAGGGCGAGGAGTTCCCCTATTTCCTGGAGCGCGCGCGCAGCGGCATGATCAAGGTTTGCCGCGGGCGCGAGTTCGAGCGCGACGCCTCGCTGCTGGAAATCTTTCTGGCCAACGAAAACAGACTGCTGGCCGATCAGTTGCGCCGCACGCGCGAGCTGCTCGACGCGCTCCTCAAAGAACAGCAACGGCCCATCCTGCCGAGCGTCAAATCCTGGCAGCCGCGGCCGGATTAAGGGGGACTGACTCCTGACTTCTGACTTCTGCCTTCTGACTTCTGGCTCCTGAAATTGAAGGCGCGCTTTCTGGCATCATCACGTGAACCGAACCCGCGGCGCGCCGCGCTGTGGGGCATCGTGCCCCGGCTTGCGCTCACACGAGCGCAAATGGATTAAGACGATATGCGACGTCTGTCGCGTATTGCGTTGTTCCGCGCGACGCTGGTCTGCGCTTCGTTCATCCACGAGAGCACGCTATCGAACGCTGCAATTTGGCCGCAAGTGAACATGCTCATCCTCGACAAATCTTCTTGGTCCAACTTTTGCCGAAAACCGATCAATACTTTTCGGTTGCGCTCTAGCCTTTTGAGCAGCGCAGACCAGCGACCCGCGGAACGGCGAGTTGCTTCACTACAAGCCGCCTTCTCCCCTCGCACCCTTCGCGCGGAACCACTCGTTGGAGCAAACGTCGTTGCCTTCTTTTGCTTTTTCATTGGGGCGGCTTTCCGTTGCTCAACTCGCCGTTAGGCGACTGCGCGAGTATGTTTCTCACACCGTCAACTTTCGGAGGCACAGGGTCGCCGGATTCCCACGCCGCTTCGGCGATTCGCCAAGCATCGTCCACCGTGCAGGCGGGAGAGATTCCGTGCCGAGTTCCATCCTCGGTTTCCAGAATCATCAGGCCGCACATTCCTTTCGGTCGCCAGAGTTGCGCACCGAAGTTCAGTTCCAGACCTTTTGAGAGATGGTCTAGTTCATCGTCGGAGATGTCGCCTAACAAGGCGCTGCACCGCGACGCCGCCCCCGCTTTCCGCTCAATCGTTGAGTTCATTTCGTTTGTCCTTTCTGCGCTCCACCGTCGCCGCCGGGCGTCGCGGGTGAGCTTGATTCGTTAGAGCACCGAGACGTATCGACCTCGGACCATATCGTTTCACCGCGAGCAATCAGGGTGCCGTTGATTTGCTCGCCCCATCCGATTTTCGGCACGAGTCCCCATGCGCCGAGTTGCTCGATGTAGAACCAGTCGCCCTTTTGCACCCGACCAGTCGTCACGATTTTTGTTCCGGGCGGCGGTGTTCGCCAATGGTGCTCTAACCCGTCACTGGAGCGAACAGCCGCGGGCGCTGGCTGTTCGGAGTTTTGTTTCGATTCGTTGTTCATAGGTTTTCTCGCGGCTGTTCGCTCAGTTCTGCGTTCTGGCGCAGAGCACGCGCCTTGGTTTTCGTGCGTTTCCAGCGGGCCTGTGCAGCGGCGCGGGCCTGCTCAGAGGTCCGCGCCTTGGCTTTGCCCATGCCGGCCTTGCCGCCGAGCCGTCCGAGTGCTTGCGCGGCCTTATTCATGAGTCGCCTCGAAAATCAGATAGCCCGTCTCGTCGGCGTCATCACCTGCGTCGCGCACCCAGGTCTGGACATGGTTGATCTCCGCGTCACCGATATTAGCGGAGTGCCGGAGGTTCGCGCTGCACCCCTTCATGTCGGTCACATGGTCGTGCATCGGCTCGCCGTGCGAGTCTGGGATGTCTTGCTGGGCTTCGTCCACCGAGGCGAACGGGCCGCGCACATTGTTATTGGGAGTGATGACGTAGTATTTATTTTTCATGCCCCTACTATGCGCAAGCGCTTGCGCATTTACAAGAGTTATTTTCATCTTTTTTCGAGCCTCGGAAACTGAGCCAGAACAACGGGATGCAGCGAACCCGGCGATTGCGTCTCTCGTAAATATCATGCGTTTTGGTCGCCGGGTCGCTGATCCCGACCGTTAGGAGGATTCGCGTATTTCGCGTAGATTTCATCCTCGGTTAGGTGTGTCTCGCCATCTCCTGCCCGGTTTAGTTCTAGGAGTTCCGCGAGGTTCTTGTGCAGCCGGTCGCTCGTTCCTTTTTGCGCCACTCGCGCCAGCCTGTCGGGTAGGTCAGCAAGTCCCGCGTTTCCGTATTCGTCCTTGATGTGAGCGGTCAGTTCTTCCTCCGTCATATTTCAGTCTTTCTCCAGCGGCGGTCGCTCAGTTCCGCAGCGTTCGGCGAATCGTCCAGTGCGGCCTTGGCTATCTTGGCGGCGTAGCATAGCCCGTCTTTGAGCCTTGGATGTATCGGAACCCACCCGCCCTCTTTGACCATGTGATCAGGAACGCCGATGTCCTCCAGCGGGCCGCGCACTTCCGTAACGCCAGAGAGTGCGGCGATTTGTTCCAAGGCATCACGGTATCGCCGAACCAGACGGTCCAGCGAATGAGCGCCAGCGGCGTCATTCGCAATAGGTGGCGTTTGGGTGGCGCTCATCGCTGACTTCTGGGTTAGTCATTTTTGACCACGCCCCTTACGTCGCAGTACCATGCGCTGTTGGGCCGAGATGAATAATTGCTTGTCTCGCTCCATGCGTTTTCGGTTGGCTTCTCGCTGGCTTGGTTTTGTCGTCCCCGGCCAGAGCCGTTTGGCAAATTTTATGCGCATGACTAACCCTTCGATGGAGCAGACGCTTGGTCCGCTCTTTTCGGGATCGTGGCGTTGTTGTCGGCGCTGCTCATCTCAATCGTTAGGCCATTTAGCCTTTATACGTTTGCCTATGCTTCCGGTCTTAGAGTTTCTGACGCCCATCTGCTCGTATCGGATTACCCACTTCATGCCGTCACTCGTCTTTGCGAATATCGCGCCACCGGAAACATGAGCACTGACGGCACATTCAGCAAAGGCGTTGGCCAGATGCTGCATCGCGTCGTGTGCCGACTCGTGCCACACCCAAGATGGCCGGGAGGCGTTCTCAGTTGCAATCGGGCGGTTTTTGGTCCGGCGTCTCATAGCTCAGCCGTTATGCCAAAGGGAATCCACGCCGTCTCAGCATGTCGCGACTTTGTTCATGGGAGAATTTGTCCCATCCGACCTTGTTTCGGATTTCGCACGACTCCACGAAATCTTTGGGCGCTACGAAGTCCGCGAGCGCGGTTCGGTATTGGTCCTCGGTTTCGCCTTTGTTCGGCTTGCGAAATTTCCACAGTTCCGCTGCATTCGTCAGACTCTTCATGTCCGGAAAGTCCATTGGCATATCAAGTCACTCCAGCGAACCCGGCGGTGTCGCTCTCGTTGCATTTGTTGCCTCAGCGTCCCAGGCAAATTCCAACATGGCCCACAACTCTCCCTGCTGTTTGGCGGTCCAGCCGTTGTGACGCGCAAAGACTTCGGCTGCCTTTTCCGCGCCTAGAGCTTTCCATTCATCATACGGGAGAGTTGCTGACAACGGCGCAGACCGGCTCCCCGCGGAACGGCGAGTTGCTCCACTCCAAGCCGCCTTTTCCCGTCGCACCCTTCGCGCGGAACTACTCGTTGGAGCAAACGTCGCTTCCTTCTTTTTACTTTTCATGGGGCGGCTTTCCGTTGCTCAACTCGCCGTTAGGATGCTAGAGCGTCTAGAGCGTCTATCATCCTGCGCTCGTCGTCTTCGGTCATGCGCAGTCCGCTATCGACCAGGTTGCACGCGATGCAATATGGGCAATGGTCATCCTTTTTCGTGCAGTGGCAGTCACCATGCGCGGCCATCTCGATTGCGATGTGTTTCAGGCAGGCGATGGCTTCGAGTGCCTGACTACACGCTATATCCACCGTTGTCTCATCAAGCTTTACGTGCAGTGCCTTATAGAGCGAGTCGATTTCACCTTCCCACTCCTTGCACTGGACGCATCCTAACCCGTCGCTGGAGGCAACGGCGGGAGCCGTAGTCATTTGTTCATGTTTCTCGCTCATAAAGTCATTGGTTATCGCCGCCGTGCCTCAGCTCTGCGTTATGCGCTTGCCTTGAGTGCGTCACCAATTACCACGCGACTAGCCAGTATTCGGCGCACAGGCCCAAATTTACGCATGTCATTCAGTTCGTTTTCGAGTTCTGCTTTGGAGAAGTGCTTCTCGACTAAAGCAGCAGTGATTTTTCCGCTCAATCTATGGGTCCTAACCCAATACACATCCTCCTCGTCAGTAAGTTCGCGCATAAGGCATCGAGAGATTGTCTTTGAGCTGTTGCGGATTCATAAGCGGGGCAAGGGCCGGTCGGCGCCGACGGCCATGAATTTCTGGATCTCGTCATCCGTGAGCGGGCGCGCGACCGTTTTGAATTCGCTCCCGCACCCGCGACATTTCGCCAGCGCCGCCGACGCCACGTTCACCGTCCCGCAATACGGGCAGCGCACCACCGGGGCCGCATAAGAGATCGCGCTCATCTCGTCACTTGGGGGGATTATGCCGCGCGGCGCCGCCGTCTTTAACGAACAGTTCGCCTTGCTCGAGGCGCTGCCGGAGCGTGGTTTTGAGCTTCCTACCGATGCACCGCAAACACTCGCCCGTCGCCGTCGCGCCGGGTCGCTGGCAGATTTTGCACCGGACACTCTCGTCCACGTGAATGGTGATGTGCGGGCTCATGGGGCAGAAGAATTTTTTACAGAAGGCAACGAAGGGACTGGACCGGACGGAGGCAGATATCCGTCTGCGGGCTTCGTTTCCTTCGTTTGCTTCTGTAAAATTTCTGTTTTCATGGCCTTGAACTCGGATAACAAACCGCCACGACGCCCAGCCCGCTGAAGAAGGCCGCAATCTGCCACGGCCCAAGGAACGCGATGGCGCAGCCAATGACGATCAAGATGCAGCCGACGAGTCTCATAAGATCAGCCACAGAATCACTGCGCCGTAAGCGATGGCTTGCGACCAAAAAAGGGAATGAGGAGACAGAAGACAGAAGTCAGGAGTCGGAATGCTGACTTCCTTCGGGGCGGGCGGCGCGGAGGTGGAGGCGGAGACGCCGCCCGCCGTGGTGCAGATTGGCTCGTCACTCGTCACACGTCACTCATCCCTTTCTTTTCTGGCTTCACCGTCACCCGCCAGATGTAATCCACCAACTCGGCCACCGGCACCCGCACGGCGCCGTTCGGCAAAGTGAAATAGCCGATCCCCTCGGCCTCGCCGGGCCTCCGCAATGGCACGTCACAGGGGCGACACCGCAACCGCGCGGCGACTTGAGCGAGCGTGAGGCACTCGCCAGCGTCAGGGCGGCTGGCGGCGGACGTCCGTGCCGCCGCCAACGCACCGTTGTGACCCCTTTCCTGAACGCGGGCACCCTCGCGCTCAAATTGGATTTCCGCTGCACCCGGCGAGTTCATACGGCCATCTCCTTGCGCATCGCGGCGTTCAGCCAGCGCGCCTTTTGCCGCACCTCCGGCGTCGCCGCCTCGCCGATCAACTCGGCCAGACGCTCAGGCTTGTGATCCATCAGCCAGGAAAACTTCAACCGCATGTGCTCCACCCCGCCCGTGACCTCTTTGAGCACATGCAGCATGGACGGCAACGCCAGCTTTTCCCCAATGTACGCGGCCGCCGCGTCAGCCTCCGGGGAGCACACGCGACCCCGCGTGTCCGTTCCGGCGGCGCCGCCGGAACGCGCCGCCGCCGCGCCCTCGACTCGATTCGAATTCGAGTAAGAAGTACTTTTATTCTCGATCTCGACTCCTTCGAGGCGCGGCGCAGAAACGCGCGCGGGAAACTCGTCTCTGACCTCTGACCTCTGACCTCTGATTTTCGCCACGTCCGCCAACGCCTCATCCAGCGGGTGCTCATTCGGGAGCAGTTCCGCTTGGTGAGGAAGGCAGAATCAGGCGAGCTACGTTCGCTTCCAGCATTCGAGCTGTGCGCGAGACCCAATCCACCACGATCAGGTTGCATCTGCACAGGGATTCCAGAATGGAACGCGCCTCACTTTCGCGGCGAAAACCGGCCATCACCGGCCCCAGCGGCGCGCTGCCGTCAGAGCCGGTGGCCAGGGAGATGGCCAGGAGTGCTTGCATTTCGCCTTTCGCCAAGGTCATGGCTGGACTCGCAGATTGTGCGCCTCTGGTCCGAGATTCGCCGAACTCATGCGGGCACCTCCATCAGCCCCATCAAATCCTGTTCCGCCGCATTTTCCACCTCGGCCAGATTCCGCACGGCCTGGTTGTAGTAGGAAGTCTTGAGTTCGATCCCGATCCCTTTGCGCCCGCTCAACACCGCCCCATACACCTCGCTGCCCACACCCATGAACGGCGTAAACACCACCTCCCCCGGATTCGACCACAGCACGCACGCACGCTCAATCACGTCCAGTTGCAACGGATGCACGTGCCGCTCGTCATCGGCTTCGCGGCTTTCCTGATACGGCAGCACGCGATCAATCCGAATATCATCCCAAAACGACGAGGCGTATTGGCGCCAGATCCAATGCGAGAAACGGTTCTCCGTCTGCTTGCCCTTGTGTCCCTTCCATTGCTGCAACTCGTGCGGGATCAGCCGTTCGCCAGCGTAGGAATGCAGGCCCGTCGGATGCGCGACCGGAATGCGATTGTCCCCTTTCCGTCGGAAGGTGAGCAGATAATCCGCATTCGCGACGTCGCACAACGTCGAGTCCTCCACGATCTGCGCGTGCGCGAGCCCTTTGGCCATCGTGCGCAAACGCACGCCGAGCGGCTCCTTCCAAATCGCACGTCGGCCCGCAAAAACGAATCCGCACTCCTCATGCAGCCGGATAAGGTCACCCGGAAAATCAATCAACCCCGTGCCCACATTCGCGCCGCAACCCATCCGCGCCGTCGCGCCGTTGCCCGTTCCTGGCACATCCATGCAATGCACCGCCGTGATCCGCCCCGGTTTGGTGAGTCGCGCCAATTCCGAAACGACGAAACGGTAATGCGCGAAGAAATCCTGGTAACTCGCGCAGTTGCTCAGGTCGCGCTCACTGCTGCTGTAATTGTAAAGCCCGCAGAACGGCGGCGAATAAAGGCTCAGATCAATCTTGCCGTCCGGAAGGGATTCCATCACGTCGATGCAATCGCCGTTATACAGCGCATACTTCGGCGTGATCAGTTGATTGATTACAGCCATGACGGAATAGTTTGCTCTTGCGTGAACCGATTCAGCCGCTCCAGGCGCAGCTCGTTATTGATGAGCTCCACCACCCGCGCGAACATCGACTCTGCCTGAGCTTCCTTCCGCTTCAGGTTGGCCATCACCCCGGCCTCGCCCTCGGAGGTGATCACGTCTACGCGCACTGTTTGCTTTTGGCCGAACCGCCAGGACCGACGAATCGCCTGATAGAACTGCTCGAAGCTGTGGGACGGGAAAAAGCTTTGATGCGCGCAGTGCTGCCAGTTCAGGCCGAACCCCGCGATGACTGGCTTGGACACCAGCACGCGAATTTGCCCTGCCGCGAACGCTTCAAAGGTTTCTTCCTTGAACTCGTCCGAATCGTTTCCCTCTATTTCCACCGCGCCAGGAATCAGCTTTTCCAGCAAATGCCCTTCCTCGTTCAAATGACACCAGGCCACCGACGGCTTGCCCGTGTCCGCCACCAGCGCCGCCGCCATTTCGCAGCGTTCGTGAATGGTCCGCCGGCGTTCCGCGCGTTGCTCGGCTAACCCGTGGGCGGGAAAATCAGGGTTCGCCGTGCGCGCCTTGACGATGTGTTCCACCGTAATCAGTTCCGGCAGACGGTAATCATCGTTCGGAAAACCTAAATCCGACGGCTGCCGCAACGCCCGCGCCCACGAACACACCCAACGCCAGAAATCGTGCGCCGCATGGCCGCGGAAACGGTAGAGACCCGAACGATATTCCTCTGACCGCGTCGCCGTCTTCTCGGACTTTTTGAAAAACCGATTAATCATGTCCGTGAAGCCCAACTCCCCCAGCGCCTCGCTCGAAGTCCCCAGCTCGATGTAATCATTGGGTGCAGCCGTAGCCGTGCAGAGCAGCCGATACGGCAGTTTCCGCATAAACTCGGTCACCAGCGCGCGGATCTGCCCATCGAAATTTTTCAGGATGGACGATTCATCGCAGACGCACCCGCCGAACTCTTTCCAATCAAACTTATGAAGCTGCTGGTAATTCGTGACCGTGATCGGTGCCGCAATCTTCCCATCCCGCGATTGCGCCGCCTGAATGCTGAACTTGCCCGCCTCCCGAATCGTCTGCGCGCCCACCGCCAGCGGCGTGAGGATGAGCACGGGCTTGCAGGTGCGCTCCACCACGTTCTGTGCCCAGACCAGTTGCATGGGCGTTTTGCCCAGGCCGCAATCCGCGAAAATGGCCGCGCGCCCCTTCTCAATCGCCCAGCTCGTGAGCGCGCGCTGGAATGGGAACAGGAAATCCGGCATCCAAAGCGGCTTGAACCCCGATTGCTGGCCCAAGTGCGTCTTGCGCTCCAGGAATGCGCAATAGGCATCCCCTTTCGCAGGACCCAAGACTTTCGCCTCAAGACTTGCTTGGCCAGTCGCGCGGTGTTGTAGGGAAAGAAGCGGAATCATTTTAGGTTGTCTTGCCCTCCTTTTCGTTCGTTGAGTTTCTTCCCGCCCGCGCGACCAGGCCAAATTGGTTAGAGGTTAGAATTCAGAAGTCAGGAGTCAGAATTTTACTCCGCCAGCGCGTGAGCGCCCTTGGCGCGCTCCAGATATTCCCGCAGCGCCTCGCGTTGTAAATCGGAGGCGTCCAGCGCCCGTTCCCTGGCCAGCCTCTCGAAAGCCCGTTTGATTGGCTTTTCGACCCTTGTTTTGATTTCGGCATTAAGCCTTCGTTTGCTCATGTTCCCCATTTGTCCCATAACGGGGAACGTTCGGTCAAGAACTTTCGCAAAGAAAAATAGGCTTGACGTGTGGGGCGTTGTTCCCCATCGTTCCCACCATGCGGCCAAAGAAGTCTGAAGAAATAAAGGTCCGCGTTGAGCCTCTAATGAAATTTGCCCTCGTGCAAATGGCCGACCAGGAACAACTGGACCTCTCCGACATCGGGCGCATCGCCTTCAGTGAACTCATTGCACGACGGAAACCGATGAAACGAGTGAAGCTCGCAGGCAAAACGCGCGGCCAATGGCTCAAACATGCAACCCTCTAAGGACACGGAAATGAAAGTGCGCGTGCCCCGCACTATGAAACGAGCCTTTCAAGCGCTGGCGGCGGAAACCTTCAGCAGCGAGAGCGAACATGCGCGGCAAGCCTTCATCGAATACCTCGCCAAGCGCGGTGTCAGCCTGGCGTCCCTGCACGAGCAGCCCGTCCAATACAAAATCCGCAGGACCAAATCAAAGGCATGAACGCTGAACACCTCGCCACCGGCATTATCGGGCTGATCGTCGTAATCCTGGCGATGATCCTCGCGATCTTTTGGCTGATTTTCCCGTGGGTGGTCTATGCGCAACTCCGCGCCATCGTGCGCGAACAAAAGCGCACCAATAACCTGCTCACCGCGCTGCTCGCCCAAACCGCCGAACCCGTTCCGGGGAGCACGGGCGGCCCGCCTGTCCCTTTGGGCGACTCGCCCAAAGTCCCCGAGCCCGTTTACACCGCCGAGCCCCCGCCATGACGACGCACCGCGAAATGATCGAACCCACTGAACCAACCGACGCGCAAATCGAAGAGATCACCTGGCGCTGGTTTGCCGAGGCGCATCCGCATGAGGCTTATTCCTCGCAAGCGGATCGCTTTTGGAAGTTTTTCCTAGAGTGTCGGCCCGGCATCACCCGCGAAGAGATGGAGCGCCTTTTGCGCGAGACCGAATGACTATGACCCCGCTCCACCAGCGCCTCGGCAACGTCACCCTGCCGATCTACCGCCGAAACTTCGCCGGCAAGGTCCGCTACGAGGTCCGATGGCATGACGGCGCCCGCACCGTCCGCAAAGGGTTCTCCAGCCGCGCGCTGGCCGAGAGTTACGCCCACGAGATCCTGACCAGCCTGGCTAACGGCGCCAGCGCCTTCCTGCGCCTCACCCCGCGCGAGCGGGATTACGCCGAGCGCCTGCGCGATCTCTTGCACCAGCGCGGCCTAACCATCGAGGAACATTACTTCCAGGTCAGCGAACGCCTCAAACGCGAGCCCTTCGAAGCCGCGCCCGCCGTGCTCGTGGCCGATGCCGTCAAACGCTTCCTCGCCACCAAACGCGCCGCGAACCGCCGCCTCCGCACCGTGCGCGATCTGGAACTGCGCTTGGGCAAGTTCGCGCGCTCATTCACCCTGCCGCTGGGCCGGCTCACGCCCGAAATGATCGCCGCCTGGCTCGATGGCCTCCGCATCGGTCCGCGCACCCGGAACAACTACCGCGCGGCCCTGACCAACTTCTTCGCCAGCGTCGGTCTGCGCGCCCTCGTCACCGTGCCCAAAGCCAAGACCCGCGCCGCCAAAGCCATTTGGACCCCAGCCGAGATGCGGCTGTTGCTGGAAGGCGCCAACGATCGCCTGTTGCCCGTGCTGATCCTGGGCGGCTTTTGCGGCCTGCGCACCGAGAGCGAGATCGAGCGCCTGCGCTGGGAAGAAGTGGACATCGAACATCGCGTGATCCACGTCTCCGACGAAAATAAGACCGAGGAAGCCCGCCTCGCTCCCATCCCGGACAACGCCGCCGATTGGCTTGAGCCGTGGAACGAGGCGCGCGGGCCGGTCACCGACTTTCGCAGCGGCCGGATCGGCGAGGCATTGAGCCGGCTGGCCAAGCGCGTCGGCCTGGGCCGATGGCGACACAACGCCTTGCGCCATTCGTTCGGCACGTATCGGACCGCCGTGACCGAAGACGTGGCGAAAGTTTCCCTCGAAATGGGCAACAGCCCCGCGGAAGTGATGCGGAGCTATCGCCGCCCGCGGACCAAGCAAATTGGCGAAGAATGGTTCGCTATTCGTCGCAAAACCGTCGCAAACGGAATACTCAACCTCAAATTCACATGAGAAATCACGGCAAAACTGAAGTGCCGGTAGCGGGCTACCAGCCCGCCTCGGGTAACCATCCAAAACACGCGGAAACCCCAGCTTTACGAGGGATTATTGCTCATCACTCGCCTTCCGGAAGGCACCAAAAGGGGTGGGTGGGCCTCAGAATTCGTCGCAAATCGTCGCAAATTATTTTGGCGGCGTTGGCGGTTGCTTGTCTGGCAGTCTCATCGGTCGGGCTGGGCGCCGAACTGAAGATCAAGGTTTATCCGGTCCAATTTCCGCTCGTCCATGATGCGGGCTCGGGCGGCTTGCGGTACGTTTCCACGAATGGATTTCGCTATGTCACGCTGTCCGTGTCGGGGTTGGCCGGGCGGAAGGCGGCGGTAATCGAGTCGAGTGGGGATTGCGTCCATTGGCGCAAGATTTATTCCAGACCTGTTCAGGATGCCTCGGAGCGGTTTTGTTTTACTTTGATCGAGCCAGCAGACGCGCGGGCGCGGTTTTATCGATTGAGAGCCGAATGAAATTTTTCCCAACCGCTCGCGAGCTACCCGCAAAAAGCGTTCGGCCCGCTTATCACATTGTTCAGGGCCAGCGCGGGGCTTTGCGGGATGGCCGGGCGGTTGGGGAGCCCATGTGATCGGGCGGTGCGTCATTTTGGCATCGTCGGCAGGGGGCGCGTTCGTTAGGCTACGCAATGTGCCGCCTTGTTTTCGGCCCAGCGCCGGTGCGGTGTCTTTTGACTCGGAGGTTTGCCCTCATGGGTAAACTTCTCTTGGCGGGGGCTGAATCTCATGGCCATATCCCGGTCGAATGGATTGATGATGTCCCGCAGCCGGTTCAGATCACGCATTTTGATTTTTCGGAATTGGATTCGCTTGAGGATCTCGCGCGGGATGAGGTGCGCGAAGCCGCCACAGGTCGCACGATGGTGGATTGGATTGAGGATAGGATTTTGACGGAGTGGCTGCAGGAGCAGCGGGAGCGGTTTCGCCGAGAGGTGGTGCAGTTTCTTTTGCATTTGATTCTCGATGATTGTGAGCAGCCGGGTTTGCGGACGGTGGAACTGGGCTTCGCGAGTGGGGCGTTGCTGGCATCGGCGAAGCCACAAGCGAAGTGGGCGAAGGAATATGGCTTGAGTCTCAAGCAGTTTCGGCGTGAGGTGGCGGATTTCGTCCGCGTGTTGGCCGGGTTTGATGCCGATGAGGCGGGCGTGCCGTCTGGTTTGGCAGCCGTGTCTGCGGAGCGGTTCGCGCGGACGCGGTTGCTCTGGATTGCCGAACGGCGGGCTTTGAGGAAGCAAATCACGAACGCGCTGATCGCGGAGGCGTGTCGCAAGAAGAAGCCTGGCTTGGCAATGGTGCAGCTCGGAATTAGCGCCGGGATCTTGTTGGCGACGGAAATGACGGGGCCGCAATGGGCGGCTAAATTCGGCATTTCGAAGCAGGCTGTGGAGGAAGGGGTTGAGGGTTTTCGCGATGGTCTTGGTCTAAGGCAGACGCGCGCGAATCGTGATGACGCTGCACGGGAGCGGATGCGGCAGAGCAACCATCGCAGGAGGAATGGGTGATCGAGACGGTCAAGAGGATTCAATTCACGGAGGTTGGTCCGGTTTTCAAGCAGGGTTGGACATCGAAAGATTGGTGGGACGCTTGGCGCGACATAAATCGAGAGCGCAAGGGCATTCAGTTTAACATCGGCGGCTTGTTGAATGCGGGTGCTTTGTCGGACCTTGATCTGGGTTTTCCCCATCACGAGAATATCGAGAAGCGTATCGGTGGCTTTTTGGGGAAATACGGGTTAGCGGCGGGACTTTTTGAAGAGGAATACCAGACGCTGCGGAATTGGGCTTGGGTCGAACGCCATCTGCCACTGTCCCGGCGCCGGGACAAGCTGTCATGGACTCACCACGCAGAAGTGGCTGCCCTACCACCGGCGCAACAATCAAAATATCTTGCTCGCGCTGAAAAAGAAAAATGGAGTGCTGGGAAGTTGCGACGCGAACTCCGGAGCGCGCGACGGGGCCTGAATGAACCGCTCGTGACTTCCGCTGGTTGGATCGCGGCGAGCTGGGTGAATGAAGGATTGCGTCAACTCGAACCTGAATTGATCATTACCTGGTCGAGCGAAGCGAAGTCGGAACTAAAAGCCGAACTGGAACGAATTCGAAAGCGAATTGACGAGATTCTTTCGTGCGAATTGAAAGAAATCTATTAGGGCGAAAACCGAAATTCAGGTTACCAAACCGCGGCTTCTTTTCCAGTGAGGTACGAAAAAAACAAAAAAACGCGCGGGCATGGAAAGTATTGAGGAGGCCATCCGCGCCCACTCGCGGCAACTGCAGGACATCCTCAAGCGCTGGAAGGCCGGTAAACATCTCAACGATGCGGATCTCCATTTCTTATCGCGTGAGCCATCGCAATCGACCGTTTGCGATTCCATCAAGGCCGCCGCCGCGCAGCTCGGCGTGCCGGCGCGCCTCTTACGCCGCGCGAAAGATGCCGGGGCGCCAGGCTTCCGCGGCAGCCGCGTCGATGTCGCACAGTTGAACCCCTGGCTGCTCGTGTGGCTTTACGAGCAGCACCCGCTTTCCGAGTCCGACCGAAAGGCGCAAGCCATCCAGGACGAGGTCCTGCGCAAAAAGAAAAAGTTCAACGACGTGCAGGACGCGCTCTACATCCATAAAGGCGTGGGCGAGGAAGTGACGGCCGCCTTCGTGCGTGAGATCGTGAAGCTGCTCGACGCGCAACCCGCGACCTACGCGCCGGATCTCGCGCGGTGTGGTGGCGACATTGCGGCCATCGAGAAAAAGTGGACCGCGCTCAACGAGCAGCTCAAAATGACTCTCCACTCGAACCCGTGGCCAAGAACCGCCACGGCGAACCCCGTGACCAAAACTACATCGACCTCGAAGCCGCTGCGCGCGCCGCGCTGAAGCCGCGCGATCTGCGCCCGCCCTGGGCCTGGATCGAGGACCACGTTCGCATTCGCAATTCCCCGAAGGGCACGCGCCCCGATTTCTCGCGCACCCCATGGCTCAAGGAGCCCAGCGCCGAATTCGCCGACAACCATCGCAAGATGATCACGCTGCAATGCTGTGTGCAGGGCAGCAAAACCTTTTTCATGCTCACGCACGCGATCTGGTCCCTGTGCGAGAGCCCCGGCCCGATTGGCTATTACGTGCAAACCAACGAATTTGTCCGCCCGATCGCGGACGACCGCTGGCTCCCGATGATTGAAGACACTGAAGCCATCCAGCCCTTCCTCCGCCAGTGCCGCCACTCGACCGGCAAATGCAAAATCAGCTTCAAACACACCTTCTCGCTCATCCTCGCGGCCAACCCCTCGAACACCCAGGGCCACAGCCTGCGCTACGTGTTCACCGATGACGTGTTCGTCTGGCAACCCATGTCCCTGCTCGCCGAGGCGCACAAGCGCGTCACCGCCTGGCCCAACAAACGCATCGTCAACGGCTCCACCGCGGGCAACGCCGGCTGCGAACTCGACGCCTGCTTCACCGCCGGCGACATGCGCGAATGGGAACTCGCGTGCCCGCACTGCGGCGGCCATCAATCCATTGATTTTGTGGACTTGGAAAAACACCTCCGCTTCCCCACCAACGAAATCACGAAGCCCGCCGGCCAATGGGATTTCGAAGCCGTGAAAAACGCCACCCGCCTCGTGTGCGAACATTGCGGCGCTGCCATTCAGCAAACCGAAGAAACCTCGCGCCGCATGAACGAGCGCGCCCGCTACCGCGTCACCAACCCGAGCGCCCCGCGCGACACCGTTTCCTTCCGCTGGAACAGCCTCGCTCTCCCGCCCTCCGAATACTCCTGGGGCGATCTCGCGGTGGACTGGATCAAAGCCGCGCGCGCCTGGAAAGCGGGCTATCACGAGCGCATGCGCGAGCTGATGACCAAGCGCGGCGCCGTCTCCTGGGACCCCAAGCGTCTGAATCCGTATGCGAACGCCCCCGTCATCGAAATTTCCAGCGCCGACCGCACCGCCCTCGCCGCGCAGAAGAAATTCTGGCCCTTGCAAGACCACATCTTCCTCGCTGCCGACGTGCAGATCGATCATTTCTGGGTCCTCGTGATGGCCTGGAGCGCCCGCGGCGACGAAGCCGCCGTATTCGCGAAAATGGTCCATAACTGGAGCGAAATCCGTGAGGTGCAACTCGAGTACGGCGTGCTCGATGAAGACGTGATGGTGGACTGGTCCCATCGCCCTGCCGAAGTCGTGAGAAACTGCGCCGAACACGGCCACATCGTCTGGGGAGCACACGCCGCCGACCGTGTCCCTTCCGGCACCCCCGCCGGAAGGCCGAGGTGGGTGAGTTGGAAAGCCCTGCGCGGCTCCGACGAATTCGTTTTCCTCTGGAAAAACGCCGAGACCGGCCAAAAAATCCCGCTCCCCTACAAGTGGCCGCCGCAAACAGGCGACCCCGCCATCGGCCTGCGCGCCGACGATCCGCGCCGGAAAGACCTGCTCGCCCCGGTGGACCTGGGTGGCGGCCGGAAAGGCTGGCTCAAGAAACAATGCCCGATCATCACTTGGCTCAATCCGCCCATCAAAGACATCGTCAGCGCGCGCCGCGATGGCGGGGTGAAAGACGTGAAAGTCGAGACCTTGAAAGGCGATTGGAACGCGGAATACTTCCGCCAACTGCACGCCTGGAAAAAAGAACATGTGCAACCGCAATTCGGCATGGCAAGGTGGAAATACGTGAACGTCCACGCTGACGACCACTACGCCGACTGCCGCTGCATGTGCACCTGGCGCGCGATCAACCGCGGCCTCATCATCGACGTCGCCGCGCAGGTGGAGGACGCCCCTGCATGACCACCGCCGCCACCTTCCCCGCCCCGGGCTTCACCCTGGCCCCGCCCGATAAAGAGCGCGCCGTGAGCGCTTCCTATTCCTTTTGCGCCGAGGCGCATTACAACCACGCCGTCCCGCGCGGCAACGTCGCGTACTTCTGGGGTTACAACGTCCGCAGCGAAAAGCCCGACGAGCCCATGTTCATGGACGTGCTCGAAACCCATTGGTGCGGCCAGGGCAAAGACACCGACGCGCAATTCGAGCGTTACCTCGAGGTCCGCAGCATCGACCGCAAGACCATCCGGCGTCCGTGGGGCTTCGTCGTCCGCAAATACTCCGACTACATCCGGCACGACCTTCTCTGTGACGGCATCTATTGGAGTGACCCGAAGACCGGCAACGTCGGCCTGTTCGCGCAGCCGTATCGCGGGAATTGGGAATTCCAATTCACCGGCAGCGTTTCCATCAAAGGCGGCGGCCTGCACTGCGCCGAGATTACGGCCCTCTACGCCAAAGTCGCCGCCCTCGAAGCCCGCCTGGCCAAACTGGACCAGAGATCAGAGATCAGAGATCAGAGGTCAGAGGTCTGACATCTATCCTCTGTCCTCTGCCCTCTGACTGTCTGCCCTTCTGAAGAATGGCAGCGTTCAACTATTTCTTTGGCCAGCCCCGCGAATGGCTTGAGCAACAGATCGAGAAGGTCCAGGCCGAGATCGCCGCGGGCAAAACCCTGATCCAGTGGGGCGCCGGCGATTCCAGCGGCCAAAGTAAAATCTTCCTCACCCCGCAAGCCCGCTACGAGATGCTCTATGCGGCCTTGAACGCCCTGGCCCCGGACGATTACCCCAGCACCAACACCCGCACGCGCAGAACCACGCCGCGATATGTCTGAACAACGGAGTAATGGAGTAATGGAGTGTTGGAGTATTGCCGCGCACGCGATTGGCTGCGCTTTCCCATCACTCCATCACTCCATCACTCCATCACTCCACTCCCTTTCCCCATGACCTATCGCATCATCGACCGCCGCGGCCAGGACGCTCCCGGTTCCCCTCCTGGGAGGGGTGAAGGGGTGGGTTCCCCCTCCGCCTGGGTCGGCACCAGCCTGTTTGCCACCCCGCGCACCACCGCGCAGGAGGACTATTACCGCCCGCGCCCGAGCCCCTGGGCCAACACCTGCGGCCTTTACGATTACGATTGGCTCGAGCTGGTGAACTTCTCGCGCCAACTCTTCGCGCAAAACTCGAACATTGCTTACGCCATCGCGCAAAAAGCCGAATACGCCGTTGGCGATGGCTGGCGCCCGCACTACACCGGGCGCAATCCCAAGTGGGGCCAGGAATACGAAGAATGGCTCATGCACGAGTGGTACCCGAACGCCAGCTTGTGCGGCCAATTCGATTTCCGCACCGAACTCGAACTCTCCTCGATGGCTTGGGACATGGACGGCGACGATGCCGTCATCTTCGTCATGGACGAAAACAACCAGCCCCGGCTCAAGCTCATTGAAGCCCTGCAGATTGGCGGGAGCACCTCGCGCGCTGGTAGCACTGCTCGCGCTGCGAGCAGTGGAGACACCGTCAAAGGCGGCCCGTATGACGGCGCCCGCATCGTTAACGGCGTCGTGCTCGATCGCGACGACCAATTTATCGGCATTCAGTTGAAGGGGAGCGCGCGCGGCTCGCGTGCTTCTTCCGGCGGCTCGCCGGAAGACGACTCCGAGATCATCCCCGCGTACAACTGCCAGCTCAGTTTCGAGCCCGAATTCCGCTTCCTGCACCGCGGCGTGCCGCGCATCGGCAAAGCCATGCTCGACGTGTTCGACGGGGACGACATCGACGCCTTCCTCAAAAAAGCCGTCAAACGCCTGGCCAGTTTCGGCGTGAAGATCAAGACCGAGACCGGCGATGCCGGTCCCGGCGGCGATCTCATCGTCGCCCGGCCTGATAACGGCACCGGCGATTTCATCCCGCCCAACGACGTGAAAGTCGAAAAGATCATGGGCGGCGAGGCGTATTACATGCGCGCCAATTCCGGCGAAGACATTGAAGCCCTCAAGCATGATCAACCGCACCCGAACACCGAAGCCTTCGTCATGCGCCTCGAGCGTCGCGCCATGCTCGCCTTGCGCTGGTTCCATGAGTTGCTCGATCCTTCCCGCATCGGCGGCGCCAGCGTGCGCCTGATCCAGAACCAGGCCCGCACCGCCATTGCCAAGCGCCAGCGCACCCTGAAAATCCGCGCCAAACGCTGCGTTCAATTCGCCGTCGCCGCCCGCATGAATAGCGGGCAAGGCTCGAAAAATAATGATGGCGCCGACTTCCTCCGCTGGGGCTTCAACATGCCCCCGCAACTCACCGTCGATCAGGGCTACGACGAACTCGCCGACCAGGAAAATTTCGATCTCGGCTCCGAAACCCTGAGTTCCCTCTGCGAGAAGAAGGGCAAATGGTGGCTGGACCGGCGCGGCCAAAAGGAAACCGAAAACAAGGACCTGATCGACCGCGCGAGCGTGCTCGTGGCCTATGCCAAAACCAAAGGCCAAAGCCTCACGTTCGCCGAGGCTCTCGATCTCATGCAGCGCAAGAACCAAACCGGCCGCCAGCGGCCCGCCGAGGCCGACAATCCCAGCCCGCAAACCTCATGACCCTCGCCCGCGCGTGTAGCGTCGGCGCTGCGCGCCGATGTTTGGCTTTCCTCTTCGTCCTCGCCGTTCACCTCCACGCACAGGAGATCATTCTTCCCGTGCGCGCCACCAACCAGTACGGCGGCCCGCTGGAAGCGGGTTTGCACACCCCGCGCGCCTTTTTCTGGAGCAACATCTTCGCCGGGGACAACATCGTCATTGATTATTTGCCCGGCGGCAAAATGCGGTTGAATTCCTCGCTCATCGGCGGCGGCGGCGGCACCGTCACCAGCGTCGCCCTGGCGGGCAGCGCGCATTTTGCGATTTCCGGCTCACCCGTCACGACGTCCGGCACGCTCACCTTTACCCTCACCAACGAATATCTGACCAACTGGGCCAAGCTCCCCACCAATGCGTTTCCCACTCTGGCCGCCGTCGCCAACCTCCAGGGCGCCACCAACGGCCTGCACACCCGCGTGGGCAATCTGGAAGGCGCCACCAACGGGCTCGACGCCCTGGTGCGCACCAAGCAACACGGCAGCGCGGTGCTCACTAATCTCGTGGCCACCGTCGATCAGAACGTCACCAACGCGCAACCGCTCTACTTCCAAATCGCGGCCGGCAGTTTGAGCCTGACGAATGAACATCTGACCAACTGGGCCAAGCTGCCCACGAACGTTTTGGAAGGTCTTTCCAGCCCATTTCTCAATGATGGCACCTACATTCGCCCGACGGCCACGGCCATTTCGAATGCCTGGATGATCAACACCCAGTACCAGACCCTGATTGTGGGCGCGCATACCCTCACCAATTACACCGGCGGCGGCACGGACGGCTATCTCTTCAACACCCACCGCAGCCCTGCGGAAGGCGACACCAATTTCACGGGCATGAACGTCAGCGTGTACGACACCAACAAGGGATTCGCGCTGCATAATGCTGTCCGCCTTTCCAATCCGACCAACTCCACCGTGCTCGGCACCTGGCTTTTTGAATATGGCGACTACCGGAACAACAACAAATGGAGCTTCATCTCCATGTCCATCGCGACCAATTCCGCGCAAATGGCTTTCGCCGTCCGCGATCAAACCGTCGTCATTATGAACCCGGCCAGCATCGGCCAGCCGTACCGTTTCGATACCGCCACCAACATCGACAACATTTTCGCCGGACACACCACCTGGGCCTGGCGCGGCGGCGCGCCCCTCGGCGGTCTGGATCTGGCCCGCCTCGACACTAACGGCATTTACCGCCCGATGTTCCTGCATCCGCGCAATATGAATGCCGCCAAAATCGTCAGCACCGATAGCAGCACCAACCTGGTGGACACCACCCTCTCCGCGAATTTTTCGTTCAGCGCTCCCACACTCGACCTGGCGGACACCGGCATCAGCGCCAGCACCTACCGCAGCCTGACCATTGACGCCAAGGGCCGCGCCACCGCGGGCAGCAACCCCACCACGTTTGCCGGCTACGCCCTGAGCGATACCAGCGCGAACTTCGCCACGGCTATTACCGATGAAACCGGCAGCGGCGGTGTCGTGCTCAGCAATGCCCCGTCCCTTTACGCCCCGTTCATCAATAACGCCACCGCCAGCCGCGTGGCCGTCTATGACGCCCAAGGCCAGCTCACCAACTCGGCCGGCGTCTCCACCACCGAACTCGAATACCTCGATGGCGTCACCAGCGCCATCCAAACCCAGCTCGACGCCAAACAAGCCAGTGATACCGACCTGACCAATCTCGCGGGCACGCGCGCCGTCACCAACTTCACCCGCACCATCATCACCGCCACCGGCATCAGCACCTACACCGTGCCCACCGGCGTGAAATACATCTTCGTCGAATGCGTCGGCGGCGGCGCGGGCGGCGGCGGCGTGGACGGGGCGAACAGCCAAAGCGCGGCGGGCGGGGGCGGGGGCAGCGGCGCGTATGCCAGCACGAACATCACCACCCCGGCCGCCAGTTACGTCGTTACCGTGGGCCTGGGCGGTGGCGGCGGTGCGGCCGGCGCGAACAACGGCACCAACGGCGGCAGCACCACCTTCACTAACCTGATGACCGCGCCCGGCGGCAATGGCGGCGTCGGCAAGGCTAGCGCGGCCGCCGTGAGCATCACCCTCGGCGGCGCCGGCGCTTCCGTCGCCACCGGCGGCACCGTCAGCACTGGCGGCACTGCTGGAGGCAACGGATTCTGTGTCTCATCCGCGCTCGCGATCTCCGGCCAGGGCGCCGGCACCATCTACGGCGGCGGCGGCGCGGCCCAAACCGCCGCCGTGGGCGGCAACGCGACCGGCTACGGCGCTGGCGGCGGGGGCGCGGCCGTCATCACCAACACCGACCGCGCCGGGGGCAACGGCAGCCAAGGCGTCATTATCGTGTGGGAATTCTACCAGTAAATTCCGCCTTCCGCCTTCTGCCTTCTGCCTTCTGTCTTCGTGCCTTCTGCCTTCTGACCTCTGATCTCTGACTTCTGACTTCTCCTTTGAATGAGCGATACACTGCCGCGCGCGCACGCGCTGAACCCCGCTGCCCTCCAGCGTTTCTTCTCCCAGGACTGGCACATCTACCCCGCCGCCCTCGATCCGCTTTTGCTGGTGCTGCTCAGTTGTAGTGTGCGGCCTGTGGCCGCATCGCCTGTGGCCGCATCGGCATCGCCATCGGCGCACAGCGCCGACGCTACACGCGAGGAACCCATCGCCCGACGCCCCTCCCACGACGCCTATGGCGATGAAATCCCGAAGATGGAAATCACCAGCTCCGGCCTCGCCATCGTCCCTGTGCACGGCCCATTGCTGAAAGGCGCCACCGGCAGCGACAAAAAATATTACGGCGTCATCTCGCACGAAGACGTCGCCGACGACCTGAATCAGGCCCTCGCCGAAGGCGCCACCAAAATCCTGCTCGACATCAACTCGCCCGGCGGCACCGTCGCGGGCACGCCCGAACTCGCCGCGCTCATCGACGAAATCTCCGGCGCCGTGGATCTGTTCAGTTTTAACGGCCAGTTGAGCGCCAGCGCCGCGGAATATTTGAGCGCCGGCGCCGTCGCGCGGTTCGGCGTGAGTTCCTCGATCAACGGCTCGATCGGCACCATCCTGCAGAGCGTCGATTTCTCCCGGATGCTCGATTCCCTGGGCATCACCGTGAACCTCTTCACCTCGGGCAAATTTAAAGGCACCGGCAACCCGTACGTGGCCATGACCGACGAGCAGAAAGATTACCTCAAAAGCATGGTGAAGACCCTCGGCGCCGAATTCGCGCAGCACATGACCGCGCATCGCCCCGCGATGAAGCCCGACCAGATGCAAGGCCAGGTCTTCACCGGCAAGCAAGCGTTGGAAATCGGCCTGCTCGATCAACTCGTGCAGTCGCGGGCCGAAGCCATCCGGCTGATCGGCTGAGGGACAGAGATCAGAGATCAGAGATCAGAGATCAGAGGCCAGAGGGCCAGACTTCTGTCTTCTGACTCCTGACTTCTGACTTCTGCCTCCCCCCCTTGACTCCCGCCCGCCCCCTCGACATGAATTTGCTTGAGGCCCTCACCAACGGCTTCGCGGAACTCCGCGCCGAACTCAAAACCGCTTTCGCCACCCGCGCCGCCCTGGAAAATGACCTGGCCACCGCCCGCACCTCGTTAGAGGCCGCACAATCCCTGCGGGCCGCCGCCGAGAAAGCCCGCACCGAGTTGCAGGGCTTATACGACTCATCCGTCGCCTCCGTCGCAGCCCTCACCACCCGCGCCGAGACTGCGGAAGCCGAAGTCACCCGCCTCAAAGCCGAGGCCAAGACCGCCGAGGAACGCGCCGCCGCCATCGTCGCCGGACAGGGTTTGCCCATCGCCAAATTGCCCGAGACCGCCTCGACCGGCGCCGCCACGGACAGCCAACAAATCCAGACCTTGCGCGCCCAGATCCTTTCCAGCACCGACGCGAAGGAGCGGTTCAAGCTCGCCCAGCAAATCAAGGCCATGAAAACCGCCAAATCCGCGAAATAACTTTTTCACCCCAACACTCCATCACTCCATCACTCCAATCCGCACCATGAAATATCGCATTCCCCTTTTTCTCGCCGCCACCCTCGCGGCGACTGTTCTGGCCCTTTCACTCGGCAACCCCAGCGCCGCCCTCGCCGTTTATGTGTTGTGGTTTGCCGCCACGAATCTCCTGGCGCCTGCGGCTCCGCGCCTCTGCACCACCACGCTGACCGTCGCCGAGATCCTCACCGACGTGCTCGAAGCCTTCAAGACCCGCGTGCCCGGCATGAATTTTTTGGCGCACGACTTCTCGAGCGCCCGCGTGAAATTTGGCCAGCAGATCATCGCGCACCTGCCCACCATTCCCACCGCTTACTCGCACGTCGCCGCCAGCGGCTACCGCAACAATGCGCAGAACGCGCGCGACCTGCTCACCGATGTGCCCATCACCATGGATGGCTGGACCGATGTCCCCATCAAAATCCTGCATGACGACGCCACCGAAGATCGTTCCGAGAATTATCTCAAGACCATCTCCAACGCCGGATACGTCCTCGGCAAGACCGTGGTGGATTTTGCCCTGAGCAAAATCGTCGCCGCGAATTTTTCCCAAAGCACCACGGAAAGCACTGCCAACACCACCCTCGATACCCTCGGCAAAATGCGCCTCGCCATGAACGGCGTGAATGCCGGCGCACCGCGCAATATCCTGTGCAGTTCGGCTTTTTTTACCGCATTGGATCAAGACCCGCGCGTCGCCTCGGGCGATTATCACGGCCAAATCATCGGCGGCAGCCCGTTCGGCCGCTTGATGAACGTCGGCGGGTTTGCGGAGGTGGCGGAATATCCCGCCTTCCCCACAAACAGCCAGAACCTCGCCGCGTTCGGGTTTGATGAGCGCGCCCTCGGCATCGCCACCCGCCTGCCCGTGGATAGCGCGGACCTCGCGGATCGCCTCGGGATTCCGGTCACCTTCAAGCGCGAAGTGGTTCAGGACCCGGAAAGCGGCCTGGCCATTCAAGGGTTCGCCGAGATCGATCCCAACACCCACAACATTTACATCGTCTCCACCATCATGTATGGCGCGATTGGCGGAGCCCAGGGCGGCGGCGCCGGCACCCTGACCGATTACGCCGGCCACCGCGTCGTGACAGCATAAGTGGTAGCGTGCGGCCTGTGGCCGCATCCAAAAACAAAATGATTCTGCGCATCGGCATCAAAGAATTGAGCAAGACGGCCAAGCCGCACGTGCTTTATGCCGGCCACGATGGCAACGCCGCCGCGCAAGTGATCGCCGCGCTCAAGCCCGGCGAATACGTCCGCGTGTTCAAGGTGGACCACCCCCAACTCATCCCACTCGCTTTACCGACCGTCCTGGCCGAGCAGGTGGAACCGGTCGCGCCGCGACCGGTCAGCGCCGCGTCCAGCGGCGCAACAGAAGAAAACGAATCGGCCAAGCACGCCAAATCCAAACCGAAAAAAGTATGAAGACCTTAAAACATTTTGCCACGGGCATCGCTGAAGCGCTGACCATCGTCACGCTCCTGGCCATGCCTTTCCTTGTCATCGCCGTGATGGTGCTTTTCATCGCAGCAGCGCCCCGGGCGCACGCGCAATCCGCCAATCCCGGCCTCACGTATCAAGGCCCCACCACCCTGATTAACGGCGGCACGAACGTCGTCGCGGCCAACAGCACCAACACCTATAACCTCCGCGTCGATGTGCCGCGCGCGGACACCGTCACCTTCTTCGCCAGCGCCAAGCCGCTTTCCTCGAACAGCATTGCCTTCACCATGTATCTGCAACGCTCCGTCGATGGCACCACCTGGGACACCTATTTTCCCTATACGCTGAACGTGACCGGCACCACCAACACCGCCAGCACCAACGTCGTATCCATCGTCACGAATATTCCGCTGGGCGGCATCCCATTTCTGAAGATCACCACGGGCGGCAACACCGATTTCAACGGCATCATGACCAACCTAACCCTCAAATACGGGTTCAAGAGATAGAAGTCAGAAGCCAGAGATCAGAGGTCAGAGATCAGAGGTCAGAGCGCAGACATTTTTGTTGTTAGTGCATAGTTGTTCCTTCGGGCCGGCATGAGTGTGCCGGCTCTTTTTGGTTGTAGCGTCGAGCCTATGGCTCGAAATGGAATCGGGCCACAGGCCCGACACTACAGCGTTTGACTCGCCCCATCACACCGCATGAAAAAACTGTTCGCCTATTCTGTCCTCTGTCTTCTGACCTCTGTCCTCTGTGCTTCCTCCGCCACGCCCAACGTCCAATTCTACACCACCGACTTCACCCTCAACTGCCTTTCCACCAACCAGCGCGTCCAGCTCGATCCGCAGGATGTCGCCAGCGCCGTCGATCCCTTCCTGCGCCGCGCCCAAGTCACCGACGTCAACGGACAATGGACCTGGACCAATCTGCCCGCCGGCACCTACAAGCTGCTCTGCCCGTGCATCCCGGACCAGGTCATTTCCGTGCCGGACGATAGCGGCACGTTGCAAGCCGTGAACCTGGTCGTGGGCGGCTATCCAGCGCCCGAGCCCAGCCAAAGTTTTCTCGCGCAATTATCCCGCGCGTCCGTGTTCGCCATGACCAATCTGGGTGTGCTGAACTTGTCCAACGCGGTCGAAGGGGGAGACGGCCTGCTCGCCAACTGGCAGGCGAAGCTCGGCGGCAACTTTTCCCCGAACAAAGCGTTTCGCTTTGAAATCACCAGCGATCCGGCCAACCCATATAGCGGCGATTACAGCATCGGCTTGATGGCCTCCACCTTTTTGACGAATAACGGCACCGAGGCGCTCTACAATTTCGAGGGCAGTTATGGCTTGGTCGGCTACGCGGACAAAGTCGGCTCGGACCTCACCCAAGGCCAGGGCGTCGGCGTCTTCGGTGTAGTCGATGGCGGCTACGAGATCCAATACGGCGTGGCGGGCTTCGCTTATCATCAGAACGATAATTCCACGAACATCGCGCTCGCCGGTACGGCCGTTCGCAACCCGCTTCGCACCAACCTCACCTCCGTGGGCGGTTACTTTGAGATCCGCGCGGACTGGACCGGCGTTGACCCGATTTATCAAAGCGCCGCGTTGCTCGTGGACAATCGCGACTCGGCGCTCGACGTGCTGATCGCCCGCACCAATGGCCTCGCCGTCTTCAAAGTGAATAGTGTGGGCATCCCGATTTCCACCAACGGCTACGCCTCCTACGCCACCCTCGCCACCAACACCATCGCGTCCGTCGGCTTCACGAACAATACCGCCATCAACAAGACCGCGTATGTCACCGCCGTGGCCTCGAGCATCACCGTGAAGAATGGCGCGGGCACCGTGGTTTACATTTCCCCCACCTTCCTGCCCTCGAACACCGTGGCCATCGCCCTGCAACCCGGCGGCGCCATCACCAGCACCAACGGTCTCAGCGGCACCGTCGTCCCGTACTGATCGGGGAGCACATGCGGCCCGCGTGTTTAATTCTGCGGCTCGCAGAATTGATCGGCCTTCGTTGTCTTCCTTCCCTTCTGTGAAATGAACGTCGCCACCGCTGATGCACTCGTGGCCGCCGCCGCCACCGCCGCGCCCGGCTCCGTCATTATGCTTGCCCCTGGCCGGTACGATCTGGGCCAGCGCCAGGTCAGCCTCCGCAGCGTCAGCCTGCTCGGCCAGGGCCGCCCCGCCGAAACCGTCATCACGGCCGAAGCCCCGCCGGACAGCTTCAACCATGGCCAGATCCTGCGCGTGTCCGGCACCTGTTACCTGGAAAATTTCACCGTGCGCGCCCTCTCGCAGGAAATCGGCGCGCTCATGCAACCGCGCCTCTTCCAATATCCCATCTGGGTCGGGGACGATGATGCCGACCTCTTCCTCAAAGCCGTGCACATTGATGGCGTCAGTGATTGCTTTATGAATTTCGGCCGCGGGCGCGTGCGGATGCGCGGCGTGGATCTGGATTGGCGCTCGCAATGGGATGTCATCGTCATCGGCGCAGCGCCGGGCGGTGATTATCTCTTTGCCAATAGCCGGTTCACCGCGCAATTCAAGGGCGTGTGGAACGTGGCCGCCCGCGTGGTGCTGGTCTCCGCCGGCTGCGAGGCCGCCTTTCTCGGCTGCGAACTCAACGCGCTGAACGGCCCGCAAGGCAGTTACTGCGCGATCAATCGCGGCGTGCTCAGTTTCGCGTCCTGCCGCCTGAACGCCACCCACCCGCGGCAAGGGCAAGGGCTGGATGTTCAGGTGTTCACCACCAGCACCGGCGAGACCATCGCCATCGGCACGAAGATGGACAAACTCTTCACCCAACCCGGCGGCTTCCTCGGCGCCGCAGACGCCTGGAACGTGCAACTCCAAGAGTAAACGAAACCGGAAAAACCATGGACACCACCAACCTCATTCAGGTCATCGTGCTCGCCCTCCAGCTCCTGACCAACACCGTCGCCACCAACGCCACCGGCGTTTCGCCTGCGCTCGAGGACGGCAGCCGCGCGCCCTTGCAACAACTCATCACCCTCGAGCACGGCCTGGCCACGCTCGCATTCAAGCTCCCCGATGGCCGGATCGCCCGCGTCCCGCAAGCCTTGCCTTTCCTGCTCGGCTTCTCCACCAACTACGCCATCGGCCGCAGTGCGAATCTAAATGGTAGCGGCGCTCGCGCTGCGAGCGCCGAGCCGTCGCCGCGCGACGGCTCCCACCAGGAGTCGCTGTCCCTCAACCCCGCCTTTACGCGCGTCCCCACCAGACCCGCTCCCCCCGTGCCGCGCGGTCCCGTGCCCGACCCCGGCCCGCCTCTGCCCCCCGGACTAAAATAGGTAGTTGGACGGCGCGCTGCGCCGTCCCCGCGCCGTGCAGGCGCGGAACGGTTTTTTGACTTCCGCCCTATTCGGCGATGGGCATTGACCGCAAAACCCTCGCCTGGCTCGATAAAGATTTGACCGGACACGTCCTCACCCTGGGCCGCCAGCACTGGTGCGACGGCCAGCCGCTCGAACAGCGCGAATACTTCGACCAGGTCTTCGCCGAGCGCGCCCTCATCGAGAGCCTCGATAACGATCAAACCATTCACCCAACCTTTTGCCATGACCTCAACCAGCCCCTCGGCGAATCCTTCGCCAACCGTTACAACCTGATTATTGACGGCGGCACCCTCGAGCACGTCTTCAACGTCCCCGTCGCGCTGGAAAGCATCCGGCGCAGCCTCAAACTCAATGGCGTATTCGCCAGCATCCAGTTGCTCAATCTCAACGGGCACGGCTTCTGGAGTCTCACGCCCGAGCTGCTCTGGAAATGGAGCGCCGCGAACGGCTTCGAACATCAGGAATGCGAGATCAAACGCATCGGCAAATACGCCACCCCATGCAAAGTGAAAGTGAACTCCGAGCGCCTCGAACTCACCTCCACCGTCCCGCTCATGATGTTTTTCAAGGCCAGGAAAGTCGCGGATGTCACGGGCACCCCGCAGCAAGCCGGCCCGTGCCTGGATCATCCGCTCAAGTTCTGGGCCTGGACCGCGCGCCTCTGGCGCCATCACGCCGCGATCAAACGCCTCGGCTGTTATTTCCGGGGAGCACACGCGGCCCCGCGTGTCATTTCCGGCGGCCCCGCCGGAAATCCTTCGGCTGCCAACGGCCACCTCGTGCAATGCTATTGGTGCGATCACCAATACTATGTGTTTGGAAAATGACTAAGCTCATCGACGAAGACAGTTGGACGTTTGCAGCGTTCTTGGTGTTTGTTCTAGCGCCGTTTTTGGTGTGTTGGGGTCTGGCGTTTCTGATGCTTTTGGGATTCGAGGCGGTATGGAAACGTGGGACCGCGTAGGTCGATTTTTCGCTGATGGCGGGCTGGTGGTGTCTGTGTTTGTTGCGGTCTTCTCTTTCTGTGGCGGCGCGGCGGGCTGGTGGCAGTTGTGGGAGACGCCGCAACTGGATTATCCTTGGGCGCCCTACATTATCTTGCCCGCGCTCTTCGCCTGGTTTCTCGGCTCCAGGATGCTCGCCCCGGAAGTCGCCATTATTCCAGAAGCACCTCGACCCGAACCCAATTACCCTGCCGGCTGGGCCTGGTGGACAACGAATATCGAAGGGATCGAAACGGAAACGGAATGCACGCAAACAGAGGAAGAATGGAAACAATCCATTCGGGGTTTTGGGAAGGAAAAGCCGTTCGTGGGTTGTTGGATCATGCTTGGTTTTATGACTTGTTGTGTGTTCCGCAGGGCTGTTACGTCGTCCGGCTTAGAGGCCAGAGAGGCTTGGTTGACGCTCATAATGCTGGCACTTCTCATCTATCTAACTGTCCTCGCAGTTTATGGAAAACCCGAATCAAAGATGGTTCGGTTCGTTGGGTGGTGTGGATCAACTCCATTAAATTTACTTTGCACGCTGACGCTTTGGGGGATGTTCGGCTTTTGGTTTTTGCGGCCCGAATTAGTCTCCGCTTTCTTCAGCCGAGACGTGGTGCTGTTCAGCAATGACGGCCCGCTTGGTTACATGAATTCAGCGGTGAATCGGGACGCCGCGATGCCTGGGGCTCATCCGTGGAATAATTTGTGGTGGGTGGGTGGAGATACCACGGGACCTTCTCCACCGAACTTCACGTACTTTCTGATGATGATTTTTTATCATCCAAAAGCAGTGAGCACGGTGTTGACCGGGATCTTCGTGGTGGCCTTTACCGTTTGGTTCATCCGACGAAAGAGGACTCCTGACTCCTGACCCTTTTTGACTTCCCCCATTAAATCCAGCCATGCACTCGATATTCAAACGCCTCCGCTCCTGGTCTGATCAATTGTGGCGCCGTCTCACCTGCCTCTTTGCCGGCCACGTGCCAGCACGCGCGCTCCATCAGAACTCCTACAGCGGCGGTTACATCTGCCAATGCGCCATCTGCGGCAGCCACATCTTCATTCAACGATGAAACTCCTTTTGCTCCCCGCCCGCGCGGCCCTGTGTTGTCTCTTCGGCATCGCCCACGCGGTCTGTGACCGCCGTTTCTCATTGCGCTGGTGGCTGGGTTTGCAACTCGCGCGCCTCTGCTTAAATCCGTATGAGCGCGGGGAATTGCCACCGAAGGGAAAAAAGTGAAGTCCGATAGAACGGATGACGGGGAGCAATGCCTTTTGACTCCCGCCGCCCTTGCATGAAAAAGTTATCCGGTCCTCTGCCCTCTGTCCTCTGTCCTCTGTCCTCTGTCCTCTGTCTTCTTCTCCTGCCCTCTGTCCTCTGTCTTCTGTCTTCCTGCACCACTCCGCGCGGCTCGGAACTGGACCGCCTCCTTGCCGCCACCAAACTCGCCGCCTACATCGGCACCGCCGAATCCCTCGCGGTCCATCCGGAATGGCGCACCGCGTTCCAGGTCGCGCGCGAAGAATTGAAGATCATGGAGACCTCCGAAAACCTCGATCTACCCACCTTGCTGGCCATCGTCCATCGCTTGCCCGTGAAAGAACTGCGCAGCGATCACGCCGCCATCATCATTACCAGCGCCACCATTTTGCTGGCGGACTTCGATTTCGGCGGCACCAGCGTTCCCGTGAATCGGCTCGGCCAGTTGCAGAAAGTCGCCGGCGCGATCCGGCAAGGCATCGACCTCGGTCTCGGCCAATGAGCAGCAGCAAGCAGAGAGCAGAGAGCAGAGAGCAGAGAGCAGAGAGCAGACGCCTTCTGACCTCTGTCCTCTGTCTTCTGACCTCTGTCCTCTGTCTTCTGACCCCTGCCGCTCCCGCCGCCCACGTCACCTTTAACCTGACCGACTTCACCACTCAGCCCGTCACCAACAAAACCCTCCTGCTCACTTCCCTTTCCACCCCGCGCACCAACGGCACCACCGTCGTCATCACTGACCGCCGCGCTTACACCACCGACACCAACGGCAGCGTCACCGTCTCCAACCTGGTCTATGGCAATTACCGCTGCGAACTGCGCGCCGATTGGACCTTCACGCCCTTCACCATTCTCGTCCCGGAGGATGCGAACCTCTACAACGCCACCGAGGTGTATGTCGCCACCAACAGCGTGGCCGGCACGGGCGTCGGTTACACGCAAGACGCGGCCGACGCCCGCTTCGTGCTCAAGACCAGCGGCGTGGCCACGAACCTCACCCTGCACGGCTTTCGCTTGAACGTCGTGCACACGAATGGCCCCTTCAGCATCTTGCCCTCGCAATACGTTGCCGTGCTCGTCAACGCCACCAGCAACACCACCTTTACCCTGCCCGCCACCAGCTTCGTGAGTGACGGCCGCCTCTATCGCTTCAAGAATCTATCCACCAACACCGTGACCTTGAGCGCCGCCAGCGGCGATCGCGTCGAGGCTGCGACATCCCTTGTCCTATCCAACCAATATCAGGCCGTGGAAGTGATGAAGCACTCGACCAACTGGTGGGCGCAGTGATGTAGCGTCGGCGCTGCGCGCCGAAAAGCCTCCAATCGGGCCGCAGGCCCGACGCTACACCTCTGACCTCTGACCTCTGACCTTTGACATCTGTCCTCTTTCCATGACGACCAAACAAGTCGCCTCCCTCGTTACGGAGGCCATAGCGTTGGATCAACAAATCGATCTGCTGAGTCAGCAGCTCGCGGACAAAAAGCAGCGCCTCATCGACATCGCCGCCCGATTCCTCCTCGACGAGACCGACCTCAAAGACCCGCAGAACTCCGGCGCCACTTACTCGTTGCCCGCCACCGACGGCAATCATACCGCGCAAATCTCCTGGCCGAAGCCCCGGCTCATCTCGGGCATCTGGCTTTCCAAAGGCGTCGCGTACCGCAAAAAGGACGATCAAACCATCGAGGTCGGCCCCATCCGCGAACTGTCCGGCGCCGAATTCGAGACCCTATTTTTTCGCACCTACAAACCGGCCAAAGCCTTTCGCGAACTCGCCCCGGCCTTGCTCGCGAAACCCAACGCCGAAAAACTCATCGAACTCTGCGAAGAGAGCAGCAGCCCCCGCGTGAACTTCCGCACCAAAGGTCCGGCAGAATAATCCTCGAAACCCATGCCTAGCCCATTCGAAGAAGAAATCCGCCGCGACGTCGAGGAGATCGATGACGAGATCCCCAGCGAATTCATTTGGCAAGGCGGCACCTTCACTTGTTTCGCGGACACCTGGAGCCGCGAAGTGATCATCGGCGAGGATGGCAACCCCGAAGAAATCGTCGTAAAGCTCCGCGCGCGCCTCGAACTCTTCGCCGGCGGCCGCCCGGAATCCGGCGATGAAGTCACCTTCGAAGACGTGATCTACAAAGTGCGCCGCGTGCGCGTGCTGCACAACGTGTTCCTCTGGGTGGACCTGATGAGCGTGAACCGATGAAGACCAGAAGACAGAGGTCAGAGATCAGAGGTCAGAGATCAGACTTCTGCCGACTCTGCCCTCTGTCCGCTGTCCTCTGACCTCTGACCTTTGACCTTTGAGCCTTTCCATCCGCATCGACACCACCAAGCTCAACGCGGCCATCCGCGAATACATGAGCTTTACCAAAAAGGACCTCGCCGAAGTCATCAACACGAAAGCCTTTTTTATCGCGCTCAAAGCGCTGCAGTACACGCCCGCCGCCAAGCAAGCGCGCATCCAGGCCGAGCTCTACCGCACCGTCCCGGCCAAGGTCATCAAACGCCGTTACGGCCGCGTCTCGGCCAAAGGCGCGCCGCCCGTGCGCCTCATTTATCTGATCGTGAACGCGCGCCAGCGCCAGGCTGGCCGGAAAGGCTTGAAAGGCTCAGCCATGGCGGAGGCCGCACAAAAGATCATTGGCGCGCGCATGGCCAGCGTCGGCTTCGAGAAAGCCGGCTGGGTCTGGGCCCTGCGCGATCTCGCCCCGTTCGTGCCCAGCGCCACCCGCTACGCCCAACGGCACGATATTCGCCTGAGCAGCACGCCCCTGGGCCTGGGCATCGGCGCGCAACCCGGCTTGAACATCGGCGCGCTCATTGCCAATCGCGCGTTCCCGCGTCGCCGCAAACAAACCAAGGGCTTGAACGTGGTGCGCCTGGAATCCATCATGCGCAACAGCCTCCAGCGCGCCGTCGATGAAGAAGCCGCCTCGACCGTGGCCTATATCCAGCGCAAGTTTGACGAGCGCGCCAAAGAAGTGGGAAGAGCAGCATGAGGCCAGAAATCAGAGATCAGAGATCAGAGGTCAGAGATTAGACTGAACTTCTGCCCTCTGACTTCTGACCTCTGCTTTAAGTGAGCCTTAAGCAGAAAACCGAACTCGCCGTCCTCTCCGTCATCCTCTCGAACGCCACCGGCCTGCCCGCCCCCGTCGTCATCAGCCCCCTCGCCGACGAGGAGTGCGGCTTCGCTCTGCTCCCCGGCCAGACCCATGGCAAAATCGTGCGTCAAACCCCGTGCTGCACCGTCAACGCTTCCGGCAGCCGCGAAGAACCCGTGCACACCGGCAATTTCAAGTTCCGCGTCCTGGTCGGCATCTGGGGCAGTGCGGACAAAGCCGCCGAAGCGGACCCCGACCCCGCCGTGCTGCACGCCGCCAATGTGAAAGCCATCACCGACGTGATGGACCTGGACCGGCAAACCCTCTGCCCGCTCCTTTCGGCGGCCGTCGAGCAGTTCCATTGTTTCGGCAAGGTGAGCCAGGGCCAGATCGCGCACGAGCCCGAGAAACGCACCTTTGTGGACCTGTTCAGCTACGAACTCACCGTCTGCGAATCGGACTGCTCTTAGGGGAGCACACGCCGCCGGGGGAGCACACGCCGCCGGGCGTGTCCTATTCCGCGGCCTCGCGGAATAGGTTCTTTCCGGCGAGCCGCCGGAAAAGGCACGCGCGCCGCGTGCGCTCCCCTTTGACTCGCCCGCCTCGCGCATATGGCTTCTGAAATTGGCAAGGCCGTCGTGTTCGGGATTGATGGCACCATGCTTTACAACGGCATCGCGGCCATGCCCACCACCGGCAACGAACCGCAAAAGATTGCGTATGAGGACCAGTGCAACATGCATGAGTCCAAATCCAAAAAAGGCGAGACCATCGGCCTGGTGTTTTGGAATCAGCGCAAGAAATGCACCCTGGATTTTTATCCCTGCGCCGCCGCTGGCACCGGCGCGATCGCCACGGCGCAGGCCGCGATCATTCTCCCCGCGCTCGGCGCCAAGGTCACCCTGGCCAGCATGAGCGGCGCGGACCTGAACTCGGCCGCCTGGATTTACATTGGCGGCGGCACCATCGAGCAGACCAACGAGGGCGAGGTGAAAATGAAACTGCCCCTGATGCAGTACAGCACGGACATCTCGACACCCACGACGTAAACGGCGAATGGAGTGATGGAGTAATGGAGTGATGGGAAGAAACAAAAAATGGGAACCGTAAACATTTCATTCAGCCTCAACGCCACCCTGGATACGGCGCCATTAGGCCGGCAATTCGATGCCCAAGCCACCGTCGCCGGAACGGACTTCATTGATTCCGAGCAAGAGTTTGGTGATGCCTTCACTCAACTAACGCTCGGCCAACTTTCTTCAGTGGGTTCACTGACGATCAAAAATTTGAGCACTTTGGAAACTATCGCCCTTTCGTATAACGCGAATGGAACGCCTAACTTTGAGCGGATACCGCCCGGCGGGATATATCATGGTCACCCCATCTCCACGACCATCTATGCGGCCACCGTCGGGCAGTTAGAAGTCGGGCGCGTGCTGAAAGTGGGGCATGAGACATGAGCACACCCGTAACCCTCAACGTTTCGATCCGCGCGATTATTGCGAGCGGCATCGTCGCCGACCTGGGCGAAACCATCTCGCTGAGTCTCACCGGCAGTTTTTTCCATCACGAGACTGAGGATGTCGTCGGCGCTGTTTGGCAGACGCTCGGCAGCGCAACCCTGATCGATTCGTCAGAAGAAAACCCCTTCGACATTGGCCTGGTCATCATCAAAAACCTAAGCAGCTCGGTAACGGTGTGGATCTCCAACATCGACAGCGGAGATAACGTCTCGGAAATCTTGCTGCCCGGAGCTATTTACATTGGCAAGCCCGCTAACACGGCGCCACAAGCGCAGTGTCCCTCCGGCGGCACTGCCAAGGTCCTTGTCCTGTCATTGCAGGCGTGACCCTCGACCAGCAATTCCTCGCTGCCGCCCAGCCGGAGCCCGTCCGTTTGCTCGGCCAGCGCCTCGAGGATTACAGCGTCGGCCACGAGTTGCTCCTGCGCCGGCACGAGAACGTCTTTCGCACCGGCCAACCCGCGGACCTCGCCACCATCAAAGCGCACCTCTTCATGGGCGTCTGGATCTGTTGCCAGACCTGGACCGAAAACCAGCAAGCGCTCAAAGGTAGCGTTGTAGCGTCGGGCCTGCGGCCCGACTCGGCGCACAGCGGTGCATCGGCGCACAGCGCCGACGCTACATCCGAGGCCATCCGCGAGTGGCAACAACACTGCGGCCCGTTCGATCTCGAACAAAAGGCCAACGTCTTCGCCCATTACATCGCGGCCGGCTCCATCATCCCGCTGTTCCATCGCGTGAAACAAAAGCATCAGCGTGACGCGCCCAAGCCCGGCGCGCCGCTGCTTGCGCTCCTGATCGAACACCTGTTGCGCCGCGAGAATTGCGGCCTCACCGAAGCCCTCGATTTGCCCCTCGGCCTGGCCTGGTGGCTTTACCTCACGTATTGGGAAGGTGAAGGCGCCATCCGCATCTACAGCCAGGCCGATCTCGACCAGGACGCCGCCGTGCGCGAGTTGTGCGCCAAAGAAGGGCTGACGCTGCTGAAGGCAAGGGTGTAGCGTCGAGCCTGCGGCTCGAACGCCCGCTCGAGCCTGCGGCTCGAATGCCCGCTCGAGCCTGCGGCTCGAATGCCCGCTCGAATCGCGCCACAGGCGCGACACTACAACCCTGTCCCGGCGCCGGGACAGAATCAGAGGCCAAGGCCAAGAGATCAGAGTTCAGAGATCAGAGATCAGACGGGCTTTCTGCCCTCTGACTTCTGCCCTCTGTATCATGTCTTTCGACATCCACGCCCGCGTCACCGGCGATGCCACCGGCTTCGACGCCACCATGCGCCACGTCAGCGGGTCCGCCGCCAAGATCGGCTCGGACATCGCCAACGAACTCGGCGGCAAACTCGCGGGCATCTTCTCGCTTGGCGCCGCGGAAGAAGGCCTGCGCAAGACCATCGAGTATGCGGACAAGATCAAAAACCTCAACGTGCGCACCGGCATTCCGGTCGAGGAACTGCAAAAGCTCGATTACGCCGCCACCATCACCAACAGCTCCCTCGATGGGATGATCAAATCCCTGGAGAAATTTGGCATTGCCCAGGCCAAGGCCCGCGCGGAGGGACCGGGCGGCCAGCATTTCGAAGCCATGCGCCGCATGGGCCTGACCCCGGAAGACATCAACGCCACCGACAAGTTCGTGGACAACTTCCTCAAAGCCGGCGAGCACATCAAAGAATCCGCGATTGACGGCCAGCTCCTCGCGGACATCACCGAGACGATGGGCAAGAGCGCGCGCGAACTCATTCCCGCCTTCAAAGATGGCTTTGCCGAACTCACCGAGGAAGCCGAAAAGCTCGGCATCATCATTCCCACCGAATCCATCCTGCGCATGGCTGAGGCCAGTGACCGGCTCAAAGTGATCTGGCTCGAAGTCCGCGCGGTGCTCGCCGAGGTCTTCGTCGCGGTCCAGAACGCCTTCGGCTACATGCAGGATTACGTCGCCGGCCTGTTCACCGGCGTCGTGGCGTTATTCAAGGGCGGCGGCTTCAAAGGGTTTGGGGAAGCCTTTAAGGAAGAGTGGGGCCGGCACGCGCGCGAGCGCGAAGAGCAGGAAGTCGAACGCAAAAGCAAAACCAACGCAACGGTCCTCACCCTGCAGGAAGAGGACGACAGCAAAGCCCGCGAGAAAGAGCAACGCGCCACCCAACGCAAAGAAGAAGCCGAAGCCAAACGCCTCGCGCGCCAGCAAGAGAAGGAAGCCGCCGCCGCCGCCAAACTCGCCGCGTTCAAAGATCCTTACATCACCGATTCCCTCGCCAAAATCGGCGGGTTCGGCCAACTGGCCAACACCAAGATGGAAGGCTTGGCCGAGCGCACCGCCGAAGCCACCGAGAAAATCGCCAAAAACACCGAGCCCTCCACGATCGACGAGGGCGATTACGCGCTGTAGGGGAGCACACGCGGCCTCGCGTGTTGCTTTTCGGCGGCCCCGCCGAAAGCTGCCTTTTGACTTCGCCCGCTTAACCACATGCCCTCGCAAGGCTTATCTCAACCCAGCTACCCGGACCCGACCTACGTCGGCAACAACAGCGCCCGCATTATCGGCACCGATACCGTGTTCGACCCCAACCTGGGCGAGCAACTCGTCGAGATCTGGGAAGGCACCGAGATCGCCCTGGCCACCGAAGCCCGCACCCGCATCCTGCCCTTTGGCGGCAAAGCCAAGATCAGCCAGGTCGATGGCCCCATCTACAAAATGACCGTCACCTGGGGCGATCCGCCCGCCAACGCGGGCGAGCCCGAGGTCCCCGTGGAACGGTGGGAGCGCGTCACCGAATACGTCCAGGAAGATCTGCGAAACAACCCTCGCGTGATCGCTGCGGCCTCCACCGCCGAGACCCTCAATCGCTGGGTGAACGCGATCAAAGCCGCGCTCAAAGCCAACCAGACCCTCACCCAATATTACACCAGCGCCTCGGACCCCAACCCGGTCATCGATCCGGCGCAGGAAATGATTTATCAACTCTACGCGCGCGGCGCCTCGAGCCATGAAGTGAAACGCACCGTGCTCCGCGTGCGCCGCACCTTCTCGGTCCAATACGCCCTCCGTTACAACGTCGATGCCGTCGAGCGCATTTATACCACCGCCGCCTTGCGCGCCGCCTTCGGCATCCCGGCCCCCATCGCCATCCATCTGCCCCCCGACCCCGCCCTCACCCCGGCCAACACGGTCTGGAGTTGGAAACAGCGCCAGGATAACTCCGTCTTTTTGCCGGGCCTGAACAAGATCGAGGAAAGCCGCGATTGGGTCTTCGCGGCCTGGAGCACGCTACTGTATGAGCTGATCGGATGAGAAGCCAGAGAAGCAGAAGCCAGAAGCCAGGAGCTAGAAGCCAGAATTCTGACTCCCGACTTCTGACTTCTGACTTCTGACTTCTGTTCCTATGCTGAACGCCCCCCCACGCCTGCCTCGCCTCAAGCGCCTCCGCGCCCTGGGTGACTGGCTGAATTGGCTGCGCGATTACGCCGAGGGCATTGCCCCCGCGCACAGTCAGACCGTGCGCCTCTCCCGCACCAGCGCCGGCCATTCCTTTCACACCGACCCACAGGACAGCGAGCCCTCCGAGCCGCCCGTCAAACAATTCATCCTCAAAGACCTCTTCGACATCCACGGCGATTACACCGTCTGCTACTCCTACGCCATCGACCAGGACGGCAACGAAACCATCGGCACTGACCCCGTCCCGATCGCGCGCGATTGGCTCCTGCGAAAATCTCCCTTCGACGAAGACAGCCCGGATAAGGTGGACGTGATGATTGATGGCGAGGCCATCACCTACCGGTACGTCTCGAACACCGTCCGCATCGCCCAGCGCCGCGGCAAGACCGACGAGACGCAGACCATCGTCCCGCATTATTTCAAGGGCTGCATCCTTTACGCCGCCGAAGTGCAGGACGACCTAGGCCTGATCCATCTGATCCCGCCCCCGCCCGGCAGCACGGATATTGCCCCCTTCGAGCGCGTGTCCCACGTGGAACTATCCAGCCGCGCCTGGGCGCAAGTGCCCGCCGCCGCCAGCCCCCCGCCCCCCCCACCCCCCCCACCCCACCCCGAGGGGCCC